TTTTCGCCCCACAAGCAATGAGTGATTTGGGAGATGTTACTGATCCCGTTATAGGTATAACAGAAGATTTGGGAACTGTTACACAGCTTGCTTATTTTGTTTATGATATGGGACAATTACGTTTGGATGGTATTGTATCATTGAACAACTTGGATCAATCTGTTAAATCAGATTATATTGCTTACTCTATTATTTTTGGATTCTAAAGGATAAACTATGGCTCGTCAACTAGCAGAAAAATACATTTTTACTCCAGGTGCTGCAAATGCTGGTACAATTAAAGTTCCAGGTAAAATTGATTTAAACCAATTACTGGTTATTACAAATAAAACTACTCAAGAAAATATCTATGCTCTAGGTGATCCTACTAGAAGCGCATCCGTAGTATTTAATCCAGATGATGGTGATACTTTTAATACTGCGTATGATGGTGTTACCACCATTACTTTGAATAAAGACACATCAGAGATGTTGTCTAGTGATTCCTTGGCCATCTACAGTGATGCGCCAGCTTATCAAGGTACTATCATTAAACCATACTTTTTTGGTACAGATGCCATTGAACGTATGCGTATTGCAAACCCACAGGCGATGATTGACGCTGACTTTGAGTATGGTCTACAAACTACAAAGTGGCAAAACTATTCTTCTATTAGAAACATTCCAGGTATTTTCGAAAAACCTGGATTGGACTTGTTTCTATCTAACGTAACAACTGATGGAGCAACTCCTTCTATTATTACTGTTACTTGTTCAGCACCTCATGGTCTTTCAGTTGCTGATCCAGTTATTTTGCATGGTCTTGCGGTAGTATCGAATTTTGCTCGAGCAGAAGGTGCGTTTATTATTGCTACCGTTCCAAATTCTACTACGTTCACTTATTACGCTAAAGGTATTGTTGGTACTAACGGACAATCTTTATTTGGTAGTGCAACATATGGTCGTCGTGGAGGATTTTATGCTGGTGCACAGATGCCAGTAACAAGCATTGTTAGTGATCAAGTAAACCCATCAAAGATTACTGTAACATTATCTGCTAATCACGGATTAGTCCCAGGATCTCCTATTACTGTTATTAATACATCAAATGGAACGAATCACAATTTAATTGCAGGTAACTGGTTTATTGAAACAATTTTAAATCCAACTACATTCACTTACACTGCACGAGTTGGTGGTTCTGTAAGCAACACAGCATTAACTGGAAAAGTTTTTGTTCGTTCAGACGCTATTTCTATCCATCGTCCATTTGATGGTGGTATTATTCTTGGTCCATTCAGTCCATCAAATGGTGCATCTGCTATTCGTCAAACTAAAAAATACATTCGTTACCAATCAGGTAAGGGTGTTATGTTTACATCTGGTGTTTTATTCTGCCCAGTGCACAACTTAGATCAAATTTCAGCTAATGGTACTGCTCCAGGATCTGTTGTTACAGTAACATGCGAAACTAACCATGGATGTCAGGTTGGAGCAACAGTAACAATTGCTGGTGTTATTACTGAAGGATACAACGGAACTTATGGTATTACCTCAGTTATTAACGAACAAACATTTACATACTCAGCTTCTAATACATTAGAATCTGCCAGTGCAGTTTTAACTGATTTACCTCGTGTAACAGTTGTTGGCTGGCATGGATCTACTGTTCGTTGCGGTCCATTCGATGATCAAAACGGAGTTTATTGGGAATTTGATGGACGAGAGTTAGCTGTCGGTAAGCGTTCAGGTACTTACCAATTATCTGGATTCGTTTCTTGCACTCCAGGTTCTCAAGCAGTCACTGGAACAAGCAGTCGTTTCACTCAACAGCTTCGTGCTGGTAACAATATTATTATTCGTGGAATGACGTACAAAGTTGCGTCTATCACTAATGATACAACATTAACAATCAATCCAGCATATCGTGGTATTAATCCTTCTGGTAAGGTAAAATATACAGTTATTAGAGATGTGCGTGTTCCTCAATCTCAATTTAATATTGATACAATAGATGGAACTGGTGAATCTGGATATAAGATTAATCTGGGTAAAATGCAGATGATCGGAATTCAATTCTCATGGTATGGTGCTGGTTTCATTGATTGGATGATTCGTGGATCTGATGGTAATATGATTCCTGTCCACAGAATGAAACAAAACAACATTAATGATGAAGCATACATGCGTACAGGTAACTCAACTATTCGTTACCAAGTTATTAATGAAATTGGAGGTTCTACTTTAGCTTCTGATATGGATGCAACTCAGACAACAATTCCACTAAAAGATGCTTCTAGATATCCAGCTACTGGAGGAGTAGTTTCTTGTGAAGGCGAACTAATTCAATACACTGGTAAAACTGGAAATACATTAACTGGATGTACTCGTGGAGCTTCTTTAACCCAATTCGTTGGTGGTTTAAATAGAACATTCCAAGGAAGAGCTTCAATGACGCATGATGCTGGTCTTGGACAGCAAGGTGTTGGATTAATTAGCGTAACTTGTTCGCCATTAATTAACCACTGGGGTTCTTCATATATTATGGATGGTAACTTTGACTCAGATCGTGGTTACTACTTTAACTATGCATCTCTGTCGAACACAATTAATGCTGGTGCCACAAAAACTGTATTCTTTATTAGATTAGCACCATCAGTTTCAAACTCTATTGCTGCAGACTTCGGTGATAGAGACTTGATTAATCGTTCGCAATTATTGCTGGAAAAGTTACAGATTACAACAGACCAATCTGTTCAGTTAATTGGTATGTTAAATCCAGGTAACATTGATGCATCCACTCTTTCGTGGGAAAACGTAAACCAAGCAGCTTTAGGTTCACAACCTTCTTTTGCTCAGATCTCTACAAGCACTACTACTGAAGCCACTCCAGGAGAACAGATTTTCGCAACTCTTGGACCTCCAGGTGGATTCGCTGAGATTGACTTAACAAAACTAAAAGAATTATCAAATTCTGCAATTGGTGGCTATAGTAACTATCCAGATGGTCCAGACGTTCTAGCCGTTGTAGTTAAAAACTTAGGTAGTGGTAGTGCTAAAGTCAACGTAAACTTATTCTGGACTGAAGCCCAAGCCTAAATATAAGATAAAAATTAGAGGAAAACCATGGCAACACAAGTACAATTTAGAAGAGGTACGACTACTCAGAACAATGCGTTCACTGGCGCAGTCGGTGAATTAACATACGACACTGAAGTTAAAACTCTTAGAATTCACGATGGCGTAACAGCTGGTGGTGGTTCTATCGCTTTAACTACAAACGCAACGCAAACAGTTCTGAATAAAACTTTTAGTACTGGTTCTATTTGGAATGGTAGCCCAGTTTCATTGCAATACGGTGGAACGAATACTGCCATTACTCCAGTGGCTGGAGCTGTTGCATATGGTACTGCTACTGGTATTCAATTATCTGCAGCTGGTACTTCTGGTCAGGTTTTAATTTCAGGTGGTACTTCTGGTCCATCATGGATTAACTCTACTGGTCTACAAACTGGTACTGCTGTTAATTCAACATTCGCAACTAACGTGGCTGGCGGATCTGCTGGACAGTTGGTTATCCAACAGGACGCTTCTTTAACTACGTTCATTACTGCTGGCGCATCAGGAACATTCTTGAGGTCCAATGGTGCGGGTTATGCTCCAGGTTGGGCAACTGCTGACGTAACAATTGGTTCTACTGTTATCGATCTCGGTAGTTCTTCTACTTCTCTTGCTGGTCTTAATATCTTAGCTGCAACAGGAACTAGCCATTGGACATTACCAGTAGGTACTACTGTCCAACGTCCTGCATCACCTGCAGCTGGTATGGTTCGTTATAACTCTACTCAATCTACATTTGAGGGTTATTCATCTGGTGCGTGGTCATCTCTCGGTGGTGTTAAATCTGTAAACGCATATACTTACATTCTTGCAGAAACTTCTGCTGGTGCTGCAAACGGAGACTTAGATTTCTGGGTACAAAATGCAGCAGGTAATGCAGCTCAACAAGCTGGTCAGTGGAATAGAACAAGACTTCGTGTTTATAATACTACTGCTTCAACTAGCACTTCTACAGGTGCATTGGTTGTTGATGGTGGTGTTGGTATTGCTGGTGCAACATTCGTTGGTGGCAATTTAACCATTTCAGGTAACTTATCTGTTACTGGTACTACAACTACAACAAGTAGTCAATCACTTACTGTTACAACTCCACAGTTGTATTTGGCTTCAGATAATACAGGTAACTCAATCGATATCGGTGTTATTGGTGCGTATGTTTCTTCTGGTGGTAAGAAAACTGGTTTAATTAAACAAGCATCTTCTGGTGAGTGGAGATTGTTCTCTAACACTACTGCTTCTCCAGGAAATACATATGACTTTACTGGCGCAACTTATGATAATCTACGTCTTGGTGGAATTATCGGTACTGGCAACTCTACTGTTGGCGGAACATTCGGTGTTACTGGAGCGACTACTTTAAGTTCTACTCTTTCTGTTTCTGGTTTAATTAGCTCATCATCTGGAATTTCTGGTGGTCCTGCAACACATACATCAGGATCGTTTAGTAGTGATGTAAATATTACTGCAGCATTAACTGCTTCAGGACAAATTACTGGTGGTTCTTTCCAAACTTCTTCTGACCAAAGATTAAAATCTAACATTCAAGATTCTTCATATGGTCTTGCAGAAGTTTTACAATTACGTTCTGTTAAATATGACAGAAACAACAACCATGAGGTTGGTCTGATTGCGCAAGAAGTAGAAGCAGTGTTACCAGAGTTTGTTGGTGAAAGCGATGGTTACAAAACTGTTAACTACGGACAAATGATTTCTGTTTTAATTAAAGCTGTTCAAGAACTTACTGCTGAGGTTAATGCATTAAAAGCAAAACTAGGAGAGTAAAATGGCAGTAGTAACTTCTAGACAGGGGTTAAGAGATTACTGTTTAAGAGCATTGGGTGCTCCAGTATTAGAAATTAACGTAGACGATGATCAATTAGAAGATCGTATCGATGAAGCGTTGGAATACTGGAAATTATATCACTACGATGGTATTGAGCGAGTTTATCTAAAGCATACTGTCACTGCAACTGATATTACAAATCAATATATTCCTATTGCTGATGCAGTATATGGAATCACACGTGTAATCCCAATCTCACAAACATCATCATCCAAAAGTCTTTTTGATATTCAATATCAACTTCGTTTACACGACCTATACGATTTAACTTCAACCTCTATCATCTATTACAAAACTGTAATGGCGCACATTGCGTTGTTAGACATGGAACTAAATGGTCCACAGATGTTTAGATTTAATCGTCTTCAGAATAGATTAAATATAGATTTGAAATGGGGAACTGATGTAAAAGAAGGAAACATTATTGTTTGCGAAGCATATCGTGCTTTAGACCCAAATGAGTTTTCAAGAGCATGGAATGAATCATGGTTAAAGAAATATGTTACTGCACTATTTAAAAAGCAGTGGGCAACAAACATCAAAAAGTTTTCAGGAATTCAGCTTCCAGGTGGTGTCACTTTGGATGGCGATAAATTGTATGACGAAGCAGTAGGAGAAATTAAAGAGTTGGAAGACGAATTGCAAAATAAATCTGCTCCACTTGATTTTTTCCTAGGATAACATGACTACAACTAATGTTTATTTTTCTCATGGAACAAGAAATGAGCAGCATCTAGTAGAAGATCTGATCATCGAGTCTCTGCGCATTTATGGGCAAGAGGTCTTTTATATTCCAAGAACTTTAGTTTCAAAAGATGATGTGTTGGGCGAAGATCGCCTATCAGAATTTAAGAGTGCATTTCCTGTAGAAATGTATTTTGAAAACGTGGATAACTTTGCTGGGCAAGGTGCGTTCATTCAGAAGTTTGGTTTAATGATGGAACAGTCTGCAACTCTTGTTGTTGCAAGACGTCGTTGGGAACAATTTATTGGTCGCTACGGAGCAACCATTCTACCAAGTCGTCCATGCGAGGGCGATCTAATTTATTTCCCACTATCAAAAGGATTGTTCGAAGTTAAGTTCGTTCAACACCAAGATCCATTCTATCAACTTGGTAAGTTATATGTATATAAGTTACAAGTTGAATTGTTCCAATATAGTTCTGAGAGAATTGATACTGGTCTTGCAGCTGTTGATGCATTCGAATCATTAAAAACATTCAGCACCAATACTACAAGAAGTGCATTTGGGTACGTTAAATCCATTAATGTAACTGCGCAAGGCTCTGGTTATACAACAGCACCAACAGTTGTTATTACTTCTGGAACTGGAACAGGTGCAACAGCCACAGCAGTTCTCGGAAGTGGAACTACTGCAGGTAAAGTTATTCGTGTAGATGTAACTAATGGTGGAACTGGATATCAAATCGCTCCAGCTTTATCGTTTACAGGTGGTAGTGGTTCTGGTGCTGCAGCAACTGCAGTTATTGAAGCAGATATTGATAAACCAGATTCATTTGGTGATAACAATACATTTAAAGAAGAAGCATCAGATATATTATTTTCTGAGTCTAATCCATTTGGTGAGGTTCAATAATGTTAAGTGGAAGTGTATATTATCACGGAATTATTCGCAAAAGTATAGTTGCTTTTGGAAGATTGTTTAGTGACATTTATATTGATCGCAAAGAAGGTGATTCAGTAAGCGGAACTACAGTACAACGTGTGCAAGTTCCATTGGCTTACGCACCAAAAGAAAAATGGTTAGTTCGTATCGAACAAGACCCAGAATTAAAAAATAATACATATACCACATTACCACGCATGTCTTTCGAGATTACTGGGTATACTTACGATTCAGTTAGAAAAGTTAATCGTATGCAAAAGATTACATGCGGTTCAGGTTTAGAATCACTAAACTATGTTTATACACCTGTTCCATATAACATTGATATAGCATTATATGTATTGACTAAAACACAGGAAGATGGATTGCAAATTATTGAGCAAATTCTTCCAACATTTACACCTGAGTATACACTGGCAGTTAAAACAGTTCAGGATATGAATATCGTTTTGGATGTTCCTGTAATTTTAAATAGTGTTTCAGTTCAAGATGATTATGATGGAGATTTTCAGACAAGACGTTTTGTAACTCACACATTAAACTTTACAATGAAAACTAGCCTGTTCGGTCCAATTTCTGGTCAAGGTGTTATTAATCAAGTTAATGCCAACGTCGGACAAAATGAGAATTTTCAAAACCCAAATAGAGTCTACGTTGCAGAGGGCGATCCTGCCACTGCTACAGTATCTTCTGAGAGTTGGGAAGATAATTTTTAATCATGGTTAAAATTTATAATGCTAATGCGAACTTAAAAGCTGCTGGAGTAACAGTTCAATTCACTCCAGAGAATATTCAAGAGTATTTAAAGTGTCGTGAAGATCCAATTTATTTTATAGAGAACTACTGTCAAATTGTTTCTCTTGATAAAGGTTTAATACCTTTTAAGTTATACGATTGTCAAAAAGAAAAAGTTAAAGTAATTCATGAGAATCGAAGAGTGATTCTTATGGAAGGAAGACAGCAGGGTAAAACTACTACTTCAGCTGCTTATATTTTATGGTATACTGTATTCCAAGATAATAAGACAGTTGCCATTCTTGCAAACAAAGCAACTGCTGCTCGAGAAGTTTTATCTCGTTATCAGTTGATGTATGAAGGATTACCATTGTGGTTGCAACAAGGTGTTACTACTTGGAACAAGGGTGACATTGAATTAGAAAATGGCAGTAAAGTATTTACTGCTGCAACATCTGCTTCTGGTATTCGTGGTAAATCTGTTAACTTACTTTATGTTGACGAAACTGCGATTATTCCAAATACAGTTGCCGAAGAATTCTTTACGTCAGTTTACCCAACGATTTCTGCTGGTGAAACGACAAAGATTCTTTTAAGTTCTACTCCGCTTGGTTATAATCATTTCTGGAAA